CTACGGCCCTGGGTGGTGTCGTGGTTGGCGCGGGGCTCTCGGTGACCGGCGGAACCGTATCGGCGAACGTGACGAGCGTCGCAGGCCGCACGGGGGCGATCACGATCGCCTCCAGCGATGTGTCGGGCCTAGCGGCGGTTGCGACAAGCGGGTCTGCCAGCGATCTTGGTACCGGCACGCTCCCGGCCGCGAGGCTCCCGGCGACGAGCGTGACTGCGAGCCTGTACGGCGGCGGCGGCGCTAAGACAACCGCGTTCAGCGTCGGCGCGGACGGTCGGCTGACGTTCGCGAGCAGCACGGACATCGCCATCGCAGGGAGCCAGATAACCAGCGGCACAGTCGGGTCGGCTCGGCTCGGCAGCGGCACGGCTAACTCAACAACCTACCTTCGCGGCGACCAGTCGTGGGCCACGATTGCCGCAGAGGTCATCGAGTACGCCACGACTTCGGCGTTTCCCGGCACAGGCTCGTCGGCAAAAGTCTACTTTGCCACCGACGCATCGAGAGCGTACCGGTGGACTGGGTCTGAGTACGTCGAAGTTGGGGCATCGCAGGGATACACGACTGCACACACGCACACGGCTTCGGACATTACGAGCGGGACGCTGTCTGGAAGCCTTCTGCCTTTTGCGACGGCAGCACAGGCACAGGATTTGACCGCGACGACGGTCGCAGTGAATCCTGCCAACGTCAGAACTGCTTTGACCAACTGGCTGCGGATTGGCTATCGAGGTACATATTCGATCAACGGCGGGAATGCTACGAACGAAAGCCCAACCTACGCAAGCCTATCTACTAGCAGTTCCGTCGCGAACTCGGCCGCCAGTGTCTACAACGACAGGTCTGTGTGGCAAAGCAACACAAACGCAACGTGCGTGGACTGGACGAAGCCCGTCACAATATACGGCCGCATGGTTCGCCAAGCGATGCCTGCAAATGGAGTGTTCCGCTATCTGCTGGGTTCTCTCGCGTCTGCCGGAAACGCATACGAGACGCTGACCGGCCGAGGCATCGGCATTGAACTCAGGCAGTCGCGAATCTGGTTGCTGGCTCACAACGGAACGTCACTGACATCGCTCGACACTGGCATAGACGGCAGCACGATCGACTGGAACGGTGATCTGTTGGAGATCGTGGTTCGATCCGACGGGTCGGGAAACGTGTCGTTGACAGCCTCGCTCAACGGCGGCAGTGCATCGACTGCTTCAACCACCGGCGGCCCGACGACTCGGGGAGGCACCACGCAGTCGTATGCTGGCATAACAAATGGCGCCAGCACCACGCAGGCGTGGATGATGTTCACGCCACATCAAATGAGTGTGTCATGACGTTTCCGCCAATCGACCACGCCGATCTTGTCGCCATTGGTATGCCAGCGGACGCCGCGCTCGGCTGCGTCGATGGGTCGCTCGTCTGCGACGGAAGCGTGCCGCAGATCGTGATCGGTCTGCTATCTGCCGCCATGTTGTCTCCACCTCCGGGCCGTGATCGGCTCGCCTACGTCCGACACGTTCGCGGGCTGTTGCTTGGCATTACTGACTGGACGCAGGTTTCAGATGCCCCGCTGCCGTCGGCGCAAAAGGCGGCGTGGGCAACGTATCGCCAAGCACTACGAGACTTGCCATCCGCGTTTGCTGAAGGCAATCCAGTTGCTTGGCCGACACCACCCGGCACGGAGTGACCATGCCACTTTCGTTCCCAGCATCACCAACGGTCGGTCAGCAATCCACGCAGAACGGTCGCGTCTATGCGTGGACGGGAAGCGCGTGGGAACTGGTCGCTGGGCAGATGACGTTCGCGTCAACGACGCAGGCACAGGACGGCGCATCGACCAGCGTCTCGATGAATCCGGCGAGGACGCTCGACGAGATGATGGCGATGTGGACGATGGATTTGGCGACGTTTTCGGCGTCCAGTTCCAACTCGTCCAATCTGTCATACGCAGGCTCGATGGCCTTTTATTGCAGCAGCGGCTCGGCAGCCGGAAGCAATATGCTGTTCCCCGTAAACCCGACAATCTGGTCGCCGTCGATCACGAAATCCAGCAACCCAAACGGACGCTACATCAACTGGACAAGGCGGCAGCGGTTTCGTATCCGACTGTATTACACAGTTCTGCCAACAACCAACTGCGTCTATCGGTTCCTTCTTGGAAAGACCTCGTCGCAGACGGGAACCGCAAATATCGGAGCCTTGTCGGTTCGCGGAATCGGATTTGAGGTTCGCGCGTCGGGCGCGCTGTGGCTCACCGCGCACAACGGAACGAGCAGAACTGACACGAGCGCAGGGACATCACTCGCTGCAAATGCCGCATACGAAGTAATGGTGGACTCCGACGGCGCAGGGAACGCCACGCTGTTCCTTGACGGCACGTCAATCGCCACCAATACGGGCGCGCCGACGACGTTGCCAAGCGATAGCATAGGCAACCTCTTTGTGTGCGAGGCCACGAGCACGGACACGACGCAAGTCATCTGCGTCATTGACCGCTACCCGCAGGTTCTCCGCTCATGATCGAAACAGACTATCTCAACGGCATCGGCCTGCCCGTCGGAACCGAGATCAATTCGGTCGGACAGCGCCTCGTCTCGCTGGTGCCGCCGCAGTCCCAGACGATCACGGCGATCGTGGCTTCGGCGGTGGCTGGAGAGTTTGATTCCGCGCCGGATCTCATGCGGGCGATCCGCGACCGACTGCTAGAGATCACTGATTGGACGCAGATGCCTGACTCGCCGCTGACGGCCACGGCTCGCGCGGCGTGGGCGACGTACCGTCAGGGCTTGCGCGACCTGCCGCACGGCTATAGCGGCGACGGGCCGATACTTTGGCCGACGATCCCCGGATAGAGATGCCGCAACGCATCCCGTGCCACAGGGCGATGCGGCCGGTCTGTGACGCAGTGAGGTAACACCGATGATCGCCAGGCTCACCGAATCGCTCGCGGCGCGTCTTACGGCGGCAACGTACACCGCCGCACACCCCTCGGTGGCAGCGCAGAAAGCGTACCTGCCGTACCACGACAACGAGGCAATGACCTCGCTTCGGGTGTCAGTGATCCCCCGCGAGGTGGAGATCACGAAAACGGGACGAGGCTCGGAGCAGCACGACTACCTAATCGCCGTCGTCATCGCGAAGCGAACCGACGGGTCAGTGGAACAGGTCGACGCGCTTCTGGGCCTCGTCGAGAAGATGTCCGACCTCCTTCGGTCAAACGCAATGCCGCAGGTTCAGTCCCATCCCTGGCCCGACGGCGTCTCGTGGTGGTCGACCACGCTCGACCCGGTGTGGTCGCAGGAGCATCTGGAAGAGCGCCGCGTGTTCTTTACCGCCATCGTGGTTGGGTATCGTGCAATCCTGCCGCATGACGGGCAGCAGCCATGATTGCGGGAATGGTTTCCGGGGCTGTCGGCGCGTGGCCGGGGTTTGACTACGCGCGGATCGTCACCCGTATCGATGTTGATTGGTTCTTCGACCGGCCGCGAGTGCAGGCGTCGGTCGACCGCGCCACGCTCATCATGCTCACCAAAGCGGGCAAGATCGTCCGCGATAAGGTCAAGAGCGGCATCAAGCGGCGTGGACTCGCACGCACCCGGCAGCTCACAACCGCCCGCGGGCAGGCTCGAGTTGCCAACGAAATCCGGAACCGCCCTGCCAGCCCCGTGGGGACTCCTCCGTTCACCCACACCGGGTTTTTCCGACAGTGGATCGGGTATGCCTACGATCCATCGCGGCGCAGCGTCGTGATCGGCTCTCTGCGGTCGCACTGGCTGTATGACCTGCACGAGTTCGGCGGTCGTCACCCGCGACCGCAAACGAACGGTGGCCGCGGAGGCCAATATCAGCCCCGCCCCGCGTTTGCCATCGGGTTCGCCCGCGCTCTACCGTTCCTGCGGACTTATTGTCCGGAGGTTTTCGCCAACAACGTGCGGGTCAACGGACGCACGGCCATATTCTGATTTGTGACGCCTCCACGGGAGTTTCACGGTGCCAATCACCCCCCTGCTCGGTAAAGACGCAGTCCTTACGGGGATCACGAACACCAAGGTTCGTAGCGTCTCGATCACGACCGACGGCCCGCAGATCGACGCCACCAAGCGCGGCGACACGCTGCGGAAGTACAAGGCTGGGTTCAAGAGCCAGAGCGTCGAGGTGGAGACGCTGGAAGATCCCAGCGTTTCGCCAGGCGACACGGTGACCCTGACCGCTGGTCACGCCAGCGGCGCCTTCAAGGTGATGAGTGTCGTCCGCAACGAGCCGCTCGACGACGTTATCTCGTGGAACGTCTCGCTCAAGCGCACGAACGCGGCTTCCGCCCCTTCGGGCGGCGGCTCCTGACAGCAACAGCAATCCACCGCAGGGTAACCACACATGGCAGTTGCACTTGGACGCTCGCAGTCTTCGCCGCTCACGGGCATCTCCAACGACGGCATCCGCAGCGTCACGGTCACCAACGAGGCCGAGAGCGTCGACATCACCTGTCGGCAGAACGCCAGCGATGGCTACCGTGCGTTCACGACGACGTTCGTGAACCCCACCTACGAGATCGAGACGCTCGACCTGGGCGGGCTGTCGGTGGGCAGCGTGGTCGGAACCGACTACGAGGTCACGAACATCCAAGAGAACCAGCCCCTCGATGACGTGATTTCGTTCACGGTGACGATCAAGCGCAAGGCGACCTGACGCCGTGCCTACGATAGCGCTCGGCCGAAACTGCTCGATTTCGGTTGGCGGGTCAGCGCTCACTGGCGTCCGGTCGGTGTCGGTGAACAGGACGCGGCAGGAGATCGAGGTTCCGCTGTACTCCGACGGCGAGACCTACTGCCTCCCCGGCAACCGCTCGCTCTCGATCGAGATCGAGACGATCACCGCGGAGGACGCCGCGATCCTCGTGGCGGCGATCGACGCCAGGACTCCGGTCTCGGTCGTTTCCACGAATGCCTCCGCGCGGTTTATCGTCACGTCGTGCGCCGCGAGCGAGCCGCTCGACGACGTGGTCGTGTACACCGCAACGCTGAAGAGGACATTCAATGCGTAGTTTCAGAGATGAGAACGGTCGGCAGTGGGTGCTGTCGATCAACGTGGGAACGGTGAAGCGCGTCCGCGGAATCGCGGGCATCGACCTGCTCGACCTCAAGGACGGTGCGCTGTTCAACGAACTCGCAGGCGACCCGGTGAAGCTGGGCGACGTGCTGTGGGTTCTGTGCGAGGACGAAGCGAAGGCCGCGGGCATCTCCGATCTCGACTTCGCGAAGGCGCTCGCGGGGGACGCGCTCGACGCAGCGACGAACGCGCTGCTCGAGGAGATCGTGGATTTTTTCCCGAAGCCCCAGCGCGAGCTGCTCCGAAAGGCGCTGACCAAGGGCAAGGAAATGCAGGAGCGCAGCCTCGCCAAGGCAATGGCGCAGGTGGATCAAGCGCTCGCCAAGTGGGACGAGAGCGAAGCATCTGGGAACTCGTCTACGAGTGCGCTGGCATCATCGGAGTGACGCCGGATTCGTGGACGCTGCGTGAACTGATGTGGGCGCGTGACGCCCGCGAGACATCGGAGTGGTGGCACACTGCCTGCCTTCAGTCGCTGCTCGCCAACATCAATCGCAGCCCCAGCAAACCAGCGTTCTCGGCATACGATTTCCATCCATACGCGACGAAACCAAAACAGCAGATCAGCGTCGAAGAGTTGGAAAAACTTCTGACATCCGGGTGAGCATATGAGCGTCGGGGCGATCCGCGCGGGCCGCGCGATGGTCGAAATCTTCGCCGACTCCTCCATGCTCTCCCGGGGGCTGGCGCTCGCGCAGGGCAAACTCGCGAAGTTCGCGTCGACGCTGCGGCGGCTCGGCACTGCGCAGGTCGTGGTGGGAGCGACGTTCGCGGCCCCCCTGGCCGCGGCGGTCATCCAATACGCGCAGTTGGAGAAGCGCATCAATACGGTGCGAGCGCTCACCGGGGCGACCGCAGGCCAGATGCGCGTCCTTTCCGATCAGATTCGGAAGATCGGCGCTTCGACGGGCATGGCATTCACCGAGATTGCCGACGCGATGGGCGAACTGGCCCGCGCCGGTGTTCGCGTGAAAGACCTGGGAGCAGCGACCCGGGTGATCGCCGACTTCAGCCGCGCCGCTGGCATCGAGATGGGGCGCGCCGCCAACATCGGCGTCGAGATCCTGACGCAGTTCGGCCTGACGATGGAGCATCTGCCGCGCGTCGCAGACGTTCTCCAAGAAATGGCGAACGCCACGGTGTCGACCGTCGATGATCTCGCCGATGGTTTCCGCTATGCGGGGCAATCGGCAAACCTGTTCGGCCTGTCGCTGGAGCAGACCGCCGCAGCGATCGCATACCTCCAGCAGAGCGGCCTCGCGGCGTCGACCGCTGGCACGTCGCTCAACCAGATGCTGCTTCAGATCGTCCAGAACCTCGACAAACTGGAGGGGGCGATCGGCGGGCTGCGGGACGCGAATGGGGAGTTCCTGCCATTCGCGGAGATCCTCAAGAAACTTCAGATGTTCTTGAAAGACCTCCCCGGCCCCGACCGGCTGCGATTCCTCAATGAGATGTTCGACATCCGCGGCATGCGCGGTGCCGAAGGTCTCTTGAAGAACATCGAGGCGTGGCTGAACCTCACCGCGCAGGCGCAGGCTTCGATGGGCGCCACCGCCCGCAAGGCGAACGAAATGGCGAAGGCATTCGTCGTGTCGTTTGAGCGAGCGCAGAACGGCGTCGTGATGCTCGGCTACGCGATCGGGGAGGCGCTTGACAAGAACCTCCGTTTCGCATTCGACGCGATCGGCCGCACGACGATGGCGCTATCGGAGTTCGTCAAGAAGAATCAAGAAGCGGTTCAGACCGTTGCGAACGTCGCCGCCGCGCTCGTCGCCAGCGGCGTGGCAT